ATTTGCTATCATATGGAAAGAAGCTAATAAGAAATTTGACGAGTTTGGCAACGAACAAGAAATAGGCGTTAACGGATTCTTTCCTTTTACCTGTGCATGGAGCGAACATCCAGACCGCGATGACGTATGGGCAACAACTGAACGTGGCCGCATTGGCGAAGAACGTTTTCGTCGTGAATACAACTGCGAGTTCTTAGTCTACGACGAAACACTGACCAACAGTATTCATCTTGCTGGAATGGAAGGTGCTAAACCTCTAATGCAGATGGGCCAAACACGTTGGTATAAAGAACCAAACAAAGATAACATCTATGCAGTTAGTTTAGATCCTAGCCTGGGAACAGGAGGAAACTCTGCAGGTATACAGGTGTTTGAGTTACCTAGTTTTACGCAGGTAGCAGAATGGCATCATAATTTAACCCCAATACAAGGACAGATACGTGTATTAAAAGAAATACTCAAATATATTAAAGATACAATAGGTGAAGAAAATGCCAGTAACATTTATTGGTCAATTGAAAACAACAGTATTGGTGAAGCTGGACTTATCTGCATAAACGACATAGGAGAAGATCAATTTGCTGGATTGTTTGTCAGTGAACCTATACGTAAAGGACATGTGCGCAAGTTCCGCAAGGGATTTAATACTACACATAAAACTAAAATTTCAGCTGCTGCACGTTTAAAATATCTAATAGAGTCTAACAAGATGAAGATTAACAGTAAGCCTTTAATTACTGAACTTAAAGCATTTATTGCATCAGGTGTCACATTCAAGGCAAAAGTAGGAGAAGACGACGACTTGGTTAGCGCATTGTTATTAATTGTACGTATGAGCCAAGTATTATCAGACTGGGATTCTAGAGTATTTGAATCATTTAGCAGTGGCGACGGTTATGATGACGATTTTGAATTGCCAATGCCTATATTTGTTTCATCTAATCTTTGATAAATATTAGCAATATGGAAAAGAACCTCGCACCTATTGCAAAAGAACTATTTGGGAAAATTCGTACACAATTCCCAAAGATTAAACTCGGCGATGAAAACAGTGACGTAACTGACAGACCGTCAGACGCACGTTTTTTTGAATTTGATTTTATTAAAAACGGAAAGAATTTAGGCACAATAACTATCAACATTAGTGAATCTAGTGGAGATGATGACGATACTGAAAATGACGGACTAGTAGTTATGTTTACTACTGGGATTGTTGACGATCAACCTACTGGCGTAAAACGTCAATGGTATCGTTTTTTAGAATCATTAAGTGATTTTGCCAGCAGCAGATTAATGAAATTTTCTATCAGAGACATTTCAAAGAGTAATTTAGATAAAAGAGATTATCAACATTTAGCCAATAATAACGGAGAAGGTAGTATGACTGAAAGTAAACTATGGGGCACATCTAAAACTAGTTATCAACAGATGGGCGAAGCTAAACTAATTGTTAGACATACCCAACCTGTAAATTATGCTCATGCTGCTGGTCGCACACTGCACATTGAAAGCATTCACGTTGAGAATAGTCAAGGTGAACGTTTTAAATATCCAGTTAAACACTTAAATGGTGCTCGCGCTCTAGCTACTCATGTGGCACACGGCGGTACACCTTATGATGGCATTGGTCAACACATTACCGGCCTAAGCGAAGAATTAAACAAATTACGTATGTTTAAAGGTTATGTCGATCGTAACTCTATGGTCAGCGAAGCAATGGGCAATATCCAAACTAAAGTATACGAGCGTATTGATCAAGTTAAGAAAGAAATCCGTAGCCTACAAAATCAAAGCTATTACGAATCATTTGCAGAATCATTTGTAGTAAATGAAGCACAAGAGATTCCAGAAGATGTGGTTAATGATTGGATTGATCGTTTGACTATTCGCAGTTTCAATGAAGAATTAAAGAATGTATTCCCATACATATACAAACTAGTAGGTGAAGAAGTTGATGTAGTTAAAGAATTAACAGCCGATGATTTATTAGGTGAAGACGAAATGGATGAAGGCGCAAAGTGGCGCGACCCTGAATATAAAGACAACCTATACCGTCAAAATGATCGTGGGGAAAAAGTTCCAATGGGCGACAAGAACACGCTGGCAGATTTGATTTCAGGTAGCGGTGACCAATTACGATATCGAACTTCTAATACAGATGGAAGATATGGAGATATCACAGTAGCGGCAACGGGCAAACGAAGAGGAATGCTGACAAAAAATACGATAGCTGATCTAAAAGGTGATATCGAAAGAAGCAAAGGAAAACATCACGAGCCAAACTTACCAGAAGAAGATCAATTTGAAGCATTCTTAAATAATCTAGTCAGTGAAGAAAGTAATTTGTTTAACACTGATGAAGAAAGTCAAAGCGCATCTATACAAACATTAAATCAACTAATTGCACAAGAATTCCCAGCAGGCGTAGATGGTACCAATGCTATCCAGAGTTTGCAAGGTGTTATTGATGATCAAGAATTTACTGATGCAATTAAACAACTAGGTAAGGTAAATCCAGAAATGGACATTAGAGAATTTCTAAAGAGTTACCTAGAAAAACACGACGAAGAAAATGGTACAGACATTGCTAGTAAGATCAATTTTGATTCAACTACACCTGCACCTACTGAGCCTGCTCCGGCTGAACCTGCTCCAGAAGCACCTCCTGCTCCAGAAGCACCTCCAGCTGCTGCTCCAGTGGCAGAAGAAAAAGAAGATCCACCGTTTGACGGTCCTTACAAAAAGCCAGGCGACAACAAAGATCAGTTTGGCAATACTGTAAAAAATCCTGCTCGCCACGCTGCCAAGAAAGGTATGGCTGCTGCCATTGCTAAAGCAAAGAAAGCTGGTGCAACTGCTGAGACTATGGTTAACTTTGGGTCTGGCGAAATGTCATTAGGTGAAGCAATTACTAAAGCCGGAATGGATGTTGAAGAGTTTTTCGAAGGCACTGGCAAACAAAATGAAGTAGTTGAGTTTGTTAAATCAATGTACGACGAAACTACTGGAAATTTCCCTAAAGGTGAAACTGGCGTACTATTAGCAGTTGAAAAACAATTCGGCGAAGACGCAGCCCACATAGCCCACAAAGTTATCAGCGAACTATCTCATGTTTATGAATCAAATCGCCTACGACAACTTGCAGGATTAGATGAACAGTTTCCTATGATGGATCCGCAGGCTATGATGCAACAACAAATGGGTGCTATGAAATCTAAAATGCCAAACTTAGATCCCGCTGCTATGATGAAAAGCCAACAGGATAGAATGGCACAGATGAAGGCAAACATGCCACAAGGCGGTACTAACACTTCATCTTTCAAAGTAAATGGTAAACCTGTTTCAAAAGCAGAGTATGATGCATTTATGGCAAAGAATCCACAGCTTGGCCAGAACATGCAGAATCCACAAAATGTAGTTAAAGGCAATCCGGAATTATCAAGAATTAAGAAAATGGCAGGAATGCCAGATGATAACGATTGGTAAAAATAAATCATAATTAAGCAAGATATCTCTTGCAATGATAAATAAAAGTGCGTATAATAACATATATGCACTTTTTTACTTTACAATGGTGTAAAGTAGATATAGGCAAAACTAGCAGAAATGCAAAACAACTTAGGCTAACAATAGGAGATAATCATGGCATCATTAGCTGAAATCAGAGCAAAGCTCAAAGAGCAAGAAGGTAATTCAAAGGGTGGCGGTGAACGTACCGGTGGAGACAATTCCATTTACCCTTTCTGGAACTTAAAAGAAGGTTCCGAATCAACAGTCCGTTTTTTACCTGACGGAAATCCTGACAATACATTTTTCTGGGTCGAGAGGGCAATGATTAAACTGCCATTCGCTGGAGTAAAGGGTTCTACTGACAGTAAACCAGTGACTGTCAATGTTCCTTGTATGGAAATGTACGGAGAGACTTGCCCAATCTTGTCTGAAGTACGTGGTTGGTTCAAAGACCCAGCATTAGAAGATATGGGTCGTAAGTATTGGAAGAAACGTAGTTACATCTTCCAAGGATACGTTGTTGAAGATGGTCTTAAAGAAGAAAATCGTCCTGAAAATGCAAACCGTCGTTTCATTATTGGGCCACAGATTTTCCAATTGATCAAGGGTGCATTGCTTGATCCAGAAATGGATGACATGCCAACTGATCCAGTTAACGGCGTCGACTTTAAGTTGATCAAAACTTCAAAAGGTGGTTATGCTGACTACTCTACATCAAAGTGGAGCCGTCGTACTCGTCCTTTAGACAGTACAGAAACTGCTAATTTGGCAACGCATGGCTTGTTCAATCTTAAGGATTACTTGCCTAAGAAGCCAACTGACGTTGAAGTCAAAGTTATGAAAGAAATGTTCGAAGCAAGTGTCGATGGCGAGCCATTTGATATGGATCGTTGGGGACAATACTTCAAACCAGCAGGTATGGGCCAAGCAACAGGTGATCCTAACTCTGCACCTAAGGCAACGGCACCAGCTGCCAAGACAGCGCCTGCTCCAGTAGCAGATGATGTTGCACCTTGGGAAGAAGAAGTTGCTACAGCAGAGAAATCATTCTCAGCACCTAAGCAAGAAACAGCACCAGCTGCCGCAGGCGGTGGTCGTGCAGAAGACATTCTTGCTATGATTCGCAATCGTAACAAGCAGTAAGCGTTAGAGTGAGTACAGGGTTTGCGCCCTGTACTTCTCGCCACTATTAGGAGAATAACTATGGCTAAACTAAACAAACTCGCAAAAGTAAATGAAAATATCAGTCTTAATCGTTATGACAACGGCTTCATGATAGAAGTTAGTGGTCGCGATAAGAAAGAAGAATGGAAGACCGCTAAGGTCATGTGCAATACAGAAGAAGAACTTATTGCAGTGATCAAAGAGTGGGTCGCAATGGACTTGGATAATTAATCATGGCAACAAAAGCATTTGACTTATCTAAATTCCGCAAAACCCTAACCAAGAGCATCGATGGCTTAGGTGTTGGCTTTAATGATCCTACAGATTGGATCTCAACAGGCAACTATGCTCT